GGTAGCTCTGTGCTAATTAAATCTGGGTCTTGCTATTATGGTGGCACTCAGGAACAGGCAGAATCAATGAAGAAGTTTGGTGATAAACTCGTAAAGAAAGTGACTGATTTCTTGCATCCTCTCCCCCACTGCAAATATGGTGCATTGATTGTGGAGAAATAGTTGAAATAAAAACAAGAGATGGACAGACTTGTAGATGTGATAATTGTCAAAAGATTTATAGAAGGACATATAAAACTAAAAAACAGCAAGAATATCGTTCTAAAAATGTGGACAGTAGTCAGTAATTTACAATACAAAATTATAGTAGTTATAGACATTTATATGAGCGAATTTTCAAAATTGCGCCTACTATGAAATAGGCAAGTAGATATGCTCACGCCGGTGCTTTTAATCTGGTTCAACTCCAGATGTGGGCTAGTATTTTTTTTAAAATTTTTTAAGGGAGGATGAATTATGAAAAACGTAAAACACAGAGAAGAGTATGTATGCAAGCGCTGGCGAATGCTAACTTGGCTAATGCAAAAAGGGTACAAGCCAATAAGGATAATTCCTGACGTAAAGCGAACAGACTATGTTAATTGGGTGTTTGACAACACACCTGAGTTTGAGCATGACGTTGAGCTGTATTTTGCACAGCTTAAAGCCAAAAATTAATAATGAAAATAATGTAAAATGAATTAAAGTAAGGAGATTAAAAATTATGAGTAACGAGAATACAAAAACATCAATGGTATTTTATGAGAGCGCTTATGCAGCAATTAACTATCTTCCAACAACAGAATTGAAGTGGGAAGCAACCCAAGGACTATTAAACTATGGTTTTTATGGTATTGAGCCAGAGAGTGACAATCCATTTATAAACATGATTTATGTGCAAGCTATCCCTTCAATGAGAAACGCAAAAGAGAGATATGATAAAGCAGTTAATAATGGCAAAAAAGGTGGACGCCCTACAGAGGTTTCTACAGAAGAGATTATGCAGATGAAACAAGAAGGAATGACTAATAAGCAGATTGCTGCTAAATTGGGGTGCTCTGTCAGCAACATAGAAAACAGAGTTACTACTTACAAGAAAACACACCCCAATAACCCCAATAACCTTTCTGTATCTGTATCTGTATCTGATTCTGTATCTGTATCTGATTCTGCATCTGAGTCTGCGAGTGCAAGCACTCTTGCCGAAGAAGAGAAGAGAGAGATAGAAGATTTAGAAGAGAAAGAGTTAGAGTCTATCAAACAAGACTATAAAGGGCATATGTCTTATAACGACATGAAGCAGAAATACAACTTAAAAGCAATAACAAAAGAGCAACTAGAAAACATTGATGCACTATTACGAGCAAAACAGCAAGAGCGGCAAAAGGCAGAGCGTGCCAAAAATGATGCACTTTATGCTGAATACAAATCTATTATTGACTATATTGGCGGCACTAGTAAAACAGCATTAGACAACTGTCTTGATTATGTAGGACTAGATATAACTGCTTTTACTGATTTTGCGGACAAGCACCAAGAGTATAGCTTTGATAGCTACAATGCCAAGAGGGATGCTTTTGGTTATCATCAAGACTGCGATGGTAAGATGGTTTGCAATATGCTTTATAGAGACTATTTGCAACAGGGCATTAATGCTTCTTGCGCTTAAAAACCGAACAAATAGCGAGGGAATTTGTACATAGCTGCTTGCTGGTATACTTTCCCTTGCTGTGTGTTTCATGATGAAAAAACGTATATATTTATTAGATTTTGAAGGAGAGAACTAATTATGAAGAAAATGATTATTGAGATTAACGTACCAGATGATTTTAACCATGTTGACACAGCGATGATGTATAGAAAATTATTAGATTTAGTGCATGAGCAGTATGATGCAGCGTGGAATGAGCGCATGGATTGCCAATTTATTGAAGAGCATGATTAATGATTGATGGAGGTAATGAATTATGAAGAAGATTAGTGATTTTAATTTTGATAATTTTGGTGCATTCGTTGAGGACGTTACTGTTACGCTAGACAACGATGAATGGGCAAGTCTAAACAACTTCCTGTGTGTGTGGTTCATGGTTGATTATGTTGACAAGCTATACATTGATTTTAATGAGGGACAAATGGTGCTAAACAATCAATTAATGCGCTTTGATGAAGCCGATGAGGAAATGATGAGCAAGTATGTCAAGGAGCGCTTTGGCATTGATAAGGTATTTGCGTTCGATTTTGACAGTTATAAAAAGGCAGTAATTTGCTATCGCTTTTTCTAAGGGCGAATAGCTAATAAATAATGCATTTTTGCATCCTTCTACTTAGAAGGGTAATTACATAGGTAAGTAGTTTGATGCTCAAAAAATGGGCATTTATACGTGATATTTAATGAATTATAAAGAAAGGAGCTCCATATGGAGATTAACGCAGAAGAAACATAAAAAGTACAGTTAATGTACTTTAATTATGAGTCAAGTATGGGATGATTTTTGTAAGTGTGTAGAAACGCAGGGTAAACCCGGTGAGGAAGCCTTTAGCAAATATTTAATTAAAAAGTATGGCGCGAAGAACGTAAAAGACGTTAGCGAAGTCGAGAAGTGGCAGCAGAAGAGTGTTGATTTTTTGGTGCGTGATGTGTTGCACGATGGAGAGATTTTGCATTTTGAGGTTAAAAACGATTATGCGCACTGTAACACAGGCAACTTTGTGGTTGAATATAAGAGTGACGTTTGGAGAAAGAAAATAGGCTGGTGGCCGAAAATAGTCGCAGCAAATCTAGACAACCATTTTATAGCCTACAGAGATGCTTATTCCGGTGAGACATTCATCGTTGATTGCGCGGAATTAAAGGAATACTTAAAAAATAATGTCCTGCGAAAAGTAAAATGCTTTGAGAAGAACAACAGCAAGTGTGCACTTTGCGGCTTATTATCAGAAGATACAATTCTATGGAATTTAGATTGTGATTATATAGTATGCTAATTTAATACAATTATTTATGGTTTTTCAGGTTGACACTTTGGGAGGGTAATTATACCTCTTTTTAGGGTTAACCTGAAAAATCGTGCATTTAGTGAGGATTTTTAAGTAATACAAAGGAGGTGGCTGTTATGTTGAAGCCAAGACAGATAAGACTTGCTGAGCTAATGGTGGCTGAGCCTCAGCTTACAAAAGAGGAATATGCAGAGCGTGTTGGGTGCAATACAAGCACGATTTATGTGTGGCGCAAATTGCCAGAATTTCAGGAATACTATCACGACTTGTGCGAAAAAACGTTCAGGAGTTATGAAGCATTAGCGGTTAAAAAGCTTATGGAGAATGCCAATAAGGGTAATCAAAAAGCAATTGAATATTTGCTGAATTATGTCGGCTATAAGCAGCCTGAGCAGCAACAAATACAACTAGATACCAATATTATTAAGGTTAGTGTTGCGGATGATTGATTTACAGTTGAGCAAGGATTTATTTGTACCTAAGTTTTATCCTTTATTATTTGATTATTCGCATAGATGGGAGCTATATTGCGGTTCTGCTGGTAGCGCAAAAAGCTATTTTATTACTCAGAAGTTGATTATTCGCGGCCTCAATGAGCGCATTAAGATTTTGGTTTGCAGGAGATACGGCACAACATTGCGCAATAGCTGCTTTGCATTATTCAAAGAAATACTAACAAAGTGGAAAATTATTCAATATTGTAATATTAATAATACAAATATGGTAATTACATTGCCAAGTGGCACTGAGATTATCTTTCTTGGGCTTGATGATGAAACAAAGCTGTTATCTATTGCCGGTATTACTTGTGTATTCGTTGAAGAGGTGTTTGAAGTGCCAAGGGATATTGTAGAGCAGCTTAACTTGCGTTTGAGAGGCGGCAATGCAAACAAGCAGATACTCATGGCGTGGAATCCAATTAACATTAATTCATGGCTTTATAAGTTTACACAAGAAGAGTTGCCAGAGGATGCAATCTATACTCACTCTACATTTAGGGATAATCCATTTCTTGATGCACAATATGTGCGACAATTAGAGAGCCTTTATAAGACAAATCCAGCGAAAGCAAGAATTTTCTGTGATGGGCTTTGGGGCACAAATCCAGATGGACTAGTTATTAAAAATTGGAGAGAGCAAGAATTTGATGCAATGCAGCTTGCCGCACAAGGCTTAGAGCATAGATGTGGCATGGATTTGGGCTGGATAGATAAAAGCGCAATTATTGATACTCTTTATGATAAAGCGAATAAAACCATTTACATCTTTAATGAATTTTACAAGAGCGGCTGTCAGTTAAGCGAATTGGCGCAAGCAATTAAAGATATGGGTTTACAAAGGTGTAAAATTTCTGTCGATAGCGCAGAGCCGAGGAGCATTCAATATTTTAAAACACAAGGCATTAATGCTACAGGCTGTGCAAAGGGAAAGGACAGTGTAAAAGCTGGCCTTATGTTCTTGCAAGACAATTTAATTGTGGTGCATCCAAAGTGCAAGAATTTTATAGCTGAGCTTGAAAACTTTAGTTACATAAAGAGCAAAGTAACAGGTGAATGGACAGAGGACACGACACACGAATGGAGTCACGCAATAGATGCTTGCCGATATGCTTATAGCGACATTTACACAATGACAAAACTAAGAACGTTTGATAAATCACTATTGGGACTATAGGAGTTGATATTTTATGATTGAATTACTTTACAATGCCGTTAGAGCAGTTGGCGGCGAAGATATTAACATTATTGCAGACATTGCAGACGCAGATGGCAAAGATATTACAAGCGGATGCAGCTTATCTTTTTTTGATAAGAATCAAGAGTTGTTAGGTGAATTCCAAGGAAGATTTACAAATGATGCATGGGTGTTTACCATTCCAGCAGACAGTACACAAGGCAAGCTAGGCCGCTATTGGTATCGCATTAGTTACAAGGGTGCTAGTCTTGGCTTTGCTGCACCTATTTATATAGGGAGGTGAGGCGAATGCCACTACAACTAAAAAACAGCAATGCAACTATTACTTTGCAAGCACCTATTAAACAAGTAGGTGGAGGCGCTGTTGATAGCGTTAATGGCATGACAGGTGATGTTGTGCTTGATATTCCTAGCAAGACGAGTCAGCTACAAAATGATAGCGACTTTGCTACAAATAGCACGTTGAAAACAGAGATTGCAGGACTTGCTACAAAGTCTGAGCTTGCTGTTATTGAGTCAAAAATCCCCAATTTAGAAGGGTATGTTACAGAGCAATGGGTTGAGGGTAAAGGATATCTCACCGAACACCAGAGTCTTGAAAATTACGCATTTAAAAGCGAAATTCCAACTAAAACGAGCGATTTAACAAATGACAGTGGATTTTTGACAGAGCATCAAAGTTTGACAGCTTATGCATTAAAGAGTGAAATTCCAACAGTACTTACTAATGTTAGTGCTTTTACAAATGATAGCGGTTATTTAACGCTTGCTACACTCCCTAAGTATACAGGGGGTGTTGAGTAATGGCAGATGTTACATTAACCTACAAAGGCTCTACTATCGCAGAAATGAATGCAAGCGGCAGCAAGACGCTAAAGACTGCTGGCAAGTATTGCGAAGGTGATATAGGGGTTAGCTATGTTAAGCCTAGTGGCGGTGGTTCAGGTGTTGAGATTCCTGATAGCGCATTTGTGATTAGTGGTATGTGCAACAATTTCGATTACAAGGGCAAATGGGATAGCTTTATTACTGCTTATGCTGATAAGTGGAGCACACAAAATATTTCTTCATGCAGTAATATGTTTAATGGCACTAACTTGCAGAGCATTCCCTTTGATATTAATTTAGAGGCTGGCACACAGCTTACCGCAACAGGCATGTTTGGCAGCACTGCACTAACAACTCTTCCCGTGATTAATGGCGAAAATATTATAATTGGCTATATTAATGCGCTTTTTTCGTATAGTGGAAAATTGAGTAACATTCCCGACAATTATTTAAGCGCAGAAAGCGTTTTGTCATATGGCAATATTAGCACCATGTTTGACAACTGTTCGTCGTTGCGCAATTTCCCCTCATTCGCTAGCAAGTTTGCTACACTGTTTCAATATCGGCATTCCGCAAGCTTGTATTATTATATGTGTGATTATTGCTATGTCTTAGATGAAATAACTAACCTTGGTGTATCAACATTGCCTACTTGGACAGCAAACGCATTTTGTTCAACGCTAGATTATTGTTCTAGATTAAAAAGCTTTACATTTGAAAGCGGAAAAAGTGCAAATTGGAAGAATCAAACGATAACTTTAACAGAATATGTTGGATATGCTCAAGCTGCTGAACAAATTCAAAAGAAAATTTTAGACAAGCGAGTGAGCAATGCAGAAAGTTATGCAGCGCTTAAAAATGATGCTGATTGGTGGACTACAGATATAGCCTACTCACGCTATAACCATGATAGCGCTGTTGCAACTATTAACAGCCTCCCAGATACTAGTGCATACCTTGCAACTGCTGGTGGCACTAACACTATCAAATTCAAGGGTGCTGCTGGTTCTGCTACAGATGGTGGCGCAATTAACACGCTCACAGAGGAAGAGATAGCGGTTGCAACTGCCAAGGGCTGGACGTGCTCACTGGTATAAGGAGGATGAGATATGATTTCTACGAATTATAGTTTAACAAGATATGATGCCGATGAAGGCAAAGTATTTGATTGGAAAGAGCCAAGATACACTGAAAATAAAGATGGGGAGCAAGTGCAGGAGCATTTAAACGTGAAAACCCTCTTTCTAGGACATACAGATAGCATTACTAACTATGTTGAGGTTGATGCAGAGGGCAATGCTGCGGAACTTGCAGAGCCAGAGATTGCGACAGAAGCAGATTATACACAGGCTCTAGCTCAGTTGGGGGTATAACACATGAAAAGACAAGATTTATTTGATAGAGTTGCTGCTGTCAAGACGGAGACACAGAATGCATTGCAAACAATATATGATGCCCTGAATCACGGACAGCAGCAAAAGATTTTAAAAAATGAAGAAGTAAAAGCTCTATTTGACAGATATGGCGTTGAATATTAAGGGGTGAGAAGATGTTTAATCTAAATAGAGAAACAGAGCTTACACCAGATTTGTTATACAAGATGATTAATAAGTATCACAGTAACGTTTTGCCGAAGCTGCAAAAGTACAAAAACTACTATGATGGCACACAGGCAATATTGCGCAAAAGCTATGCAGATGCCAGTAAACCATGTAATAGAGTCGTTACTAATTACTGTGCAGATATTGTTAGCAGTTATTGCGGTTACATAGCCTCACCCGGTTATATCAGCTATAGCTCAGACAATGACATTGATAGCATTATGGATTGCCTCAGATACAACGACTATCAGGACGAAGATAGCGATTTTTTGAATGCTGCACTTATTTATGGGGTTGCAGCAGAATTAATGTACACGGATGAACAAGGCAAAGTTAGATTCAGATTAATTGAGCCTACTAGCTGCTTTGGCGTTTATGATGATTGCTTGACGCAAGAATTAACTCACTTTGTGCGCTGGTACAAGGCGAATGATTGGGACAACAGCGACTTATATAATGTGGACGTTTATAGTGATACCTCTATTAAACACTATCAGATGCACGGCACACAGGGCGGCTTAGAATTTGTTTCAGAAGAGCCGCATTATTTCAATCAGTGCCCAGCTAATATATTCTATCTCGATAAAGATGAGCACAGTATATTTGAGTGCATTATAACGCTCCAAGATGCATACAATGAGCTTTTAAGTGGCGAGATTGATGATTTTAGTGCGTTTTGCGATGCTTATTTAACGCTTGAAGGAGTAGACGCAGAGGAAGAAGATATAGCCGCAATGAAGGCAAATAGAGTGCTTATTTTACCTTCTGGCGCGACTGCTGATTGGTTAACCAAAAATGCAAGTGATACGCAGATAGAGAACATTCTTAAAAGAGTGCATGATAATATTTACCGCATTGCAAAGTGCCCTGACTTTTCAAGCGAGACATTTGTTGGCGGTGTTAGCTCAGGTGTTGCTATTCGTTATCGCCTTACTGGATGTGAGACAAAGGCAGCAGCTATTGAAAGCAACATGAAGAAAGCGCTACAGCGCCGCATTGAGCTAATTGCTGGTGTGGCCTCTTTAACGCTTGGCGAAGAGGTTTACAGAGATATTCAAATCACATTCAAGCGTAATATTCCAGAGGACTACACAAGCATTGTTAATATCGTTAATGCGCTCAAGGGCACAGTTAGCGATGAAACACTCTTAAGCATGATTCCACAAGTTACTGATGTGAAAGCCGAGCTTGACAGAGTGCAAGAGCAGAAACAAAAAAATATGGAGCTGTATAACTTTGGCAGTAACCAAGAGGAGTGATGACTCATGGATTATTGGCGAAGGAGGATGCTAGCAGCTCAGAGGAATTACAGCGACAAAAGCATTAATGCAATAAATAAGCAACTAACCAAGTATTATGCAAATGCGATGCAGTCAACCATTAAGGACTTTGAAGCTGTTTATGACAAGGTACTCAACCAAGCCGAAGAGGGCAAGCCTGTTACTGCTGCTGACTTATATAAGCTAGATAAGTATTATCAGATGCAAGCGCAATTAAATAAGCGTTTGCAGAGCCTTGGAGACAAGCAGTGTAATGTAATGTCTAAACAATTTGAAGCGGAATATAGGCATATATATGTGGCTTTAAGTGATGATAAACAAGCAATTACAGCTATGGTATCAGATGCCGCATTTAATACTATTAACGAGCAAGCCGCTGCAAGGGTAGCACAAGAAATATGGTGCGCTGATGGCAAGTCATGGAGCACCAGAGTGTGGAATAATATCAGCGACTTGCAACAGACATTGAATGATAGCCTGATTGACTGCATTGTTAGCGGCAAAAAAACTACACAGTTAAAGCAGACGCTTATGGAGCGCTTTAATGTGAGCTATCACAGGGCTGAGACAATTACCAGAACTGAGATTGCACACATTGAGACTCAAGCTGCTAAGGACAGATATAAGAGCTATGGCATTAAGCAGGTAGAGATATTAGCTGATACGGATAGCCGCACATGTGATATATGCGCAAGACTGGACAAGAAGAAGTTTAATATTAATGCGCAAATCCCGATTCCTGCGCATCCTAATTGCCGGTGCTGCATTATTCCGGTGATTGACACAAAGAGAACAGATGATATAATGATAAATAACCCCATAGAGCAGCGCAACACAGGTAAGGGCAAAGCTAATGCAGTATGGAGTTATGGCGTTCCGCTGAATAATAGGCAGCAAAAGCTATTGGATGCAATGCCTCAATATGATAGCCGTATTATTGTCAGCAAAAACCACGTAAATATGACAGACTTAGCCGCTTTAACCGCTGAAACAGGCGTTGAGTTTGCTATGTTTACAAAGGGCGGAGATAGGCTAATTATTCGAGGGGACAGCTATAGTGTTAATGTCGATGTTGAGACGGCGCAGAAGCTTGCGGAAGAGGGCTATAAATGGAGTGGCCACACACATCCGGGCTTAGATACGTTTGTTTTGCAAGCCTCAGAGGGAGATTACTTGATTTTGAAGCAATTTAAGCAAAAAGTTTCCGTAATCTATAATGCGAAAGGCGATTTTAGAACATTTGATAATAAGTAGGTGAGAGTTTATGAAGAGTCTTTTTGATAAGTATGAACGAGAGATAAAAAAATATTGCGATGATAATGGACTGGATTTTTCCAAAGCGAAAAAGATGGGGCATTGTTGGGGCAAAAATGACCTGATAATACAATATGTCGATTACGAAAAAGGCAAAAGAGGGCTTTTAGATGAAACTCCCGCTCCAGTTGTATTAGAGATGGAAATAGTAGAGGGCAAGCCGCAATTCAAGCAAACGCAATACACAAAACAATATCTTAGCTAATAAGGAGTCTAACACTGGTTAGGCTTCTTTTTTATTGTCTTTTTGAGGGGCTAGACGTTAAACAAGCAACTCAATATTAAATTAAAGGGCTAGTCAACGAGCTAGAACTTATGGAGGTATTTTTATGGATGATAATATGAACAACACTAGTGTTAATGAGAATGAGAACAATGATAATCAAGAGCAGAGCAAAACTTTTACTGCCGAAGAGGTTGCAAAACTAATTCAGTCTGAAAGCGACAAGAGGGTTACTGATGCTCTTAAGAAGCAAGAAAAGAAATATCAAAAGCAGCTCTCTTTAGCTCAGCTTGACGGAGACGAGAGAGCCAAGGCTGAAAAGGACAACCGCATTGCAGAGCTAGAGGAACAGCTAGCAAAGTATCAGATTGAGGCTAATAAATCAGAGCTCAAGAGTGTTTTATCAAGCAGAGGTTTAAGCGCTGAATTTGCCGATATTATCAATATCGGAGAGGACATTGAGCAAGCACAGGCCAACATTGATACGCTTGACAAGCTATTTAAGGCCGCTGTTAAGGCCGAAGTTGAGAAGCGCCTAGCCAATAACAGCCCAAAGGGTAATGGCGGCTCTTCTTCTGAAATTACAAAAGAATCTGCCAAAAAGATGAGTATGGCAGAATTAGACAAACTGGCAACTGAACAACCAGAACTATTTTCAAAATTATTTAATTAAAGGAGATTTTTATTATGGCTAATACTGTTTTTAATAATAAGGTTATCGAAGCAAAGGCAAAGGATTTACTTACTACTCAGGTTAATGCAAGAAGCATGATGACTGTTGACAATAGCCTAACCGCTACTTCTGGCATGATTAAAACGATTAATACTTACACTTATTCAGGCGTTGCCGAGGAGCTAGCTGTTGGTGTTGGCAACACTGCATCTAACAGAGGCTCTATTGCCTATGTCGGCAAGGATTACACTGTCAAGATGGTGCAACAGGCCGCTGATTATTTCGATGAGGATTTCATGAAGGACAATCTCATTGTTGACTTCATGCTAAAGGGCGCAACTCAGGTTATGACTAACAAAATGACTTCTGATTTTTACGCTGCTCTTGCTACAAAGAATAGCGCTGGCAGTGCTGAACTAGTACAGGGTGTTACCTTTGCTAAGGGCAAGGCGCTTTCCTATGATGTAATCGTTGACGCTATCTCTGAGCTAAATGTTGAAGATGAGAGCAGCCTTTTCATTATCATTCCCAACGCATGGAAAGCTGCACTCCGTAAGGATGCAGATTACAAAGCTGCACACATGGGCGATGTAATTTATAACGGACAAGTCGGCACAATTGCTGGTATTCCTGTGATTGCTACTAAGGCTCTCAGTGACAAGGCTTATGTACTAAACAAGGAAGCAGTAACTCTCTTTATGAAAAAGGACGTTGAAGTTGAGCAGGAGCGCGACGCAGATAAGCGCAAGAATAGCATTTATCTCCGTGACTGCTACATTGTTGCTCTTACTGATGCAACCAAGGCTTGCAAGATTTCTGAGGCCGCTTCCTGATTTACAATTGAATAATGGGGAGGGATAACCTCCCCTCCCAATAAAAAGGAGGTTACAAAATGATTGAAGAAGTTAAATTAATGCTTGGCGATGCAGCCGTTAATTACAGTGATGCTCAAATTGGTTTAGCTCTCAAGATGGCGCTAGCCGAAGTACAAGGTTATTGCAACAGAGAAATTGATTATGAGCTTGAAATAATAGCAGAGCGCATTGCTGTGATTAAACTAAACCGCATGGGCACAGAGGGGCTTGCAAGTGAAAGCTTTAGTGGTGTTTCTGCGTCTTATATTGACGGCTATCCGGCAGACATATTAGCTGTGCTCAACCGCAAGCGCCGCATTAAGGTGGTGTAACATATGATTAACTCACAGATGAGAACTTATGATTATTACATATATGGCGAGTTAGATGCATATGGGCAACCGGCTTTGAGCGAAAAAAAAGGCACTGTAAAAATGGCAATTAATGTGCTCTCTAAGCGCATTGAGGATAATGTGCTATATGCACAAGCAGAGTATATTGGGCTTACAAGCGATGCACAAATAAACGATAAATATGTAATAGCATACAACTCTGATAGGCTCAAGGTGCTCTATGTCTATCCATATGGCAGACTCAAACAAGTGTACATGGCGAGGTGCGAGTAATGGCCGATGTGGAATTTAATGGATATGACAAAATCCTTTATAAACTAAACAAGTTATATGACTTAGATGGCATTCAAAAGGCTGTAGGCAAGGCTGCTGCTCTAGTAGAGAAAGAAGCAAAAAAGAAAGCACCTAAAGATACAGGTGCATTGAGGCGTAGTATTGCAAGCAAAGTTGAGACAGATGGCAGTGAGATTAATGCGGACATATACAGCCCACTAGAATATGCGCCCTATGTTGAGTATGGAACAGGTTTATTTGCTGAAAAGGGAGATGGGCGCAAAGATGTGCCTTGGCTCTACCAAGACGATAAAAAGAAAACGCATATTACAAGGGGACAGCACCCACAGCCATATATGCGCCCAGCGCTCAACGAGAATCGAGAAAAAATCATTACATTAATAAAGGAGGGCTTACTCAATGATTGATTATCATAGCAACCTTGTTAGTGCCCTCAAAACTATTGGTATTCCAGTACATTTTGAAATGACATTGCACAGCGGCCTAGCAACTCCATGTATAAGCTATATGGAGCTATCCAATGCGGCGGCAGAAGAAGGAGATACTCTAGGCTATAGCCGCTTGCAATATCAAATTAAAGTATGGGGCACACAAATAGCAGATTTGCAAAAATACGCATTGCTCATTGATAAGAAATTACGCCCACTTGGTTTTAAAAGAGTTGGTTGTAATGAAATGTATGACAACAATTCTGCGATGATACAAAAGATTATGACTTATGAGGCTTTAGGACTCGAAGATTTTTAAATTTGGAGGTATGAAATATGGCAACTATTTCAAAAGGCATTAAGTTGAGCTATAAGGCTGGTGAAGCTGCTAGCTATACCGCTCTAACCAATTTACAGGAAATTCCTGATTTAGGCGGCGAGGCAGAAGCTATCGAAATCACCACTCTAGCTGATGCCGCACATATGTATACAGATGGCATTTTAAATTATGGTGATTCTCTAGGATTCACCTTCCTTTATGAGCAGGAGCAGTTTACGACACTACAGGGGCTAACTGGTTCTTGCTCTTGGCAGGTTGCTCTTCCTGACAATACCACTTGCACTTTTAGTGGCACTTGCTCTGTAACTCTTGCTGGTGTTGGCGTTAATGCTGCACTAACTTACACTTTAAAGGTTAAGCCTAACAGCGCCATGACTTGGGGCACTGCTGCTTAATATAACCCATATGGGGGTTGGGGTAGGGGTTTTCTCCTACCTCTACCCTAACTTTAAAAATAAAAGGAGAGAGATTT